CTGGAATTAAAGTGTTCTCAGATCCTTTCCTTATAATCTGTGCTACCTGTTTGCTCATGTCACCATACTTGACAGGTACTTGTAAAGTTTCAGATACGCCCTTAGAGTTTTTACCAGTGACATAAGAAAAATTACTCATCATGCGTATGAATTGTAAAATGTATCTTCTTATTTGAGCATCGTAAAAATGTTGCATTTTAATTGTCCGCTTGTGGTTTTAATAGTTTACTTAATGCAACACGTTCATTTGTAGTGCTTGAACCATCTTCCAATGTTGTTGTATTTGAGTTATTAATGAAACTTGATTTTTCTGTGCTTCTTGTGTTGTTTTGTGACATAGTCATTCTGACATTATCTTCTATTTTTACAAAGCGTCTTCCATCATATCTAAACAGTCTATTTGGTGCATAATCAGTACGCAAGAAGAACATACCCTCAACCGGACTGTTTGGAAATGAAGTACCAAATGTGACTGTTTCGCCATTTGCATGAATGCCATCACCAGTTAAGTATCCTTCGATATACCCATTTGATTGTGGACTACCATAAACTTTGTCCACGTTGATGTGTCCTGTGCTTGTTAAAAGGTCGGCATCATCTACAGTAACAAGTGCAACTTTACCTTCTTCATCTGTAGGCATAACATGGAATTGTTGTGTGTTGTATCCTGACAATGGTGCGTCAGTTTCTGCCTGTGTTACTATCGCATCATTAATTTCTAGTTCTTTGTCTCTTGTTTTCTGATCAGTGTTTTCATCTTTGTCGCCTAGTATATCTCTAAATTCTTGTGCGTCAGTTATACCTTTGACTCTGACTCTATATAAATGTGGCCACCATGTTCTTGAATAACCTTCTGATGCTCTGGATACATCTTCGACCACATAATATCTTTTTAATGTTTCTGTGTCGGTTTCGTCTAGTGAATGGTCATCTTTTAAATGTGGCAACTCAATGACATCGCCTGACATAATTTTTCTACCTAGTGCTTCTACAATATCTTTAATATGAAATGTCATGAATAATTGGTCGTTTTGCAAGAACAGACCAAATTGTGACAGATCGAAATCTATATCTGACACATTGTATATTACTCTTGTGTGATAAACATCCTGATCATATTTCCTATCTCTGTTTTCCAAGAACAACATATCTTGGATAGCCAGTTCGTTGAGACCATCACCTGATCTTTGCGGTTGTGTAGCATCCTCAGATGTGCCTTGATCGTTGGGTGAAATGTATTTGTGTATGTAGGCATCTGTACCACCTATCTGAAACATTTCAGATATGTTGCGATCTATAAACGCATAATCATTACCTTTTTCTGGTTTGAATAGTGATAGTCTAGGCATATAACATATTTACCGTCCTTATCAATACGCCTATAAATAGTAGTATGGCAGACACAGCATTATCCGAAGCAACTAATAATCAGATCAACGCGGCAAAGCAAGAAATCTATGATTATGTCAAGATACGTCTAGGTGATGGCATGGTTGAAGTTGAACTTGATCCTAAACACCTAGAAAATGCATTTATTACTGCTGTAGACAAATTTAGACAGCGTTCATCTAATTCAACAGAAGAATCATATGGTTTCTTAGAACTGCAAAAAGATCAAACGGAATATACACTACCGGCAGAAGTAATTCATGTCAGTAAGATATACAGACGAACAGTTGGCGGTGCTTCATCATCGGAAGGTGGATCATCATTTGATCCATTTGAATTGGCATACACCAACATATATTTGTTACAAACTGGTAGAATTGGCGGACTGGCAACATATGATATGTTTGCTGGGTATCAAGAATTAGTTGCTAGAATGTTTGGTGGATTCATCAACTTCAAGTATGATCAACCCACAAGACGATTAAGCATATTCAGAAGACAACGTGCTAATGAAACAGTATTGATTGAACAATACAATCACAGACCAGACTTTATATTGTTGACTGACATCTATGCAAAACCTTGGATTAGAGATTATACACTTGCTATTGCTAAGTTTACACTAGGTGAAGCTCGTTCAAAATTTACAACCATTGCTGGCCCACAAGGTGGTGGACAACTTAATGGTGATTCGTTGAAGGCAGAAGCACAAAATGAAATGCAGATGCTAGAACAACAAATAGGAAACTTCCAAGAAGGCGGCACGCCAACTTCATTTATAATAGGTTAATTGACACACAACACATATTATTGTATAATGTGTGTATGATTATAGGTGTGTGCGGTTTAATAGGTTCAGGTAAAGACACAATCGCAGAACATCTAATTAAAGATCATAAGTTTCACAAGACATCATTTGCAGACAAATTGAAAGACGCAGTAGGATCTATGTTTGATTGGGATCGCGACATGCTAGAAGGCAAAACAGAACCCAGCAGACAGTGGCGAGAACAACCAGATTCCTTCTGGACTGCTGAAGCAGGGTTTGATGTATCGCCAAGATACTTGCTACAAAGATTCGGAACAGAATGTATGCGTGAAGGATTTTTTGACGGTATCTGGGTAAGTTTAACCAAGAAGAAAATACTAGATAATCCTGACATAAGTTGGGTAATTCCTGATGTAAGATTTCCAAATGAGATATCTATGATTAGAAACATAGGCGGACAAATTTGGAGAGTGCAACGAGGTACAGACCCTGACTGGGTTCATGATTATGTTGAAGGAAACAAAGAACCCAACGGTGTGCATCCTTCCGAATGGAGATGGTTAAATGAACCATATGATGCATTAATTCAAAACAATTATACTATTGATGCATTACAAGAAGATGTTGATAGTCTTTTAGGATTTTAGTTATCAGCAATCAAATCGCCTTGACGCCAACCCTGTTTTTTTACATGTAATAATCTGTTGCAGTTTGCACACACAGTTTTTAGGTTGCTGGTGTTATTATTACTCATGTTGCCATCCACATAATGCACATCCAGTTGATATGGATGTTGTGCATTGAAGCCACACATTTCACAACTGTCTCCTTTTGTATATCCGGAACGTTGCCACGCAGGTGTTAATATTGTAGATGAATTTGTTTTTCTTATACATGAGTCGCATTTTTTTCTGTAATAAATTTTGTCACCACGCCGATAATTGTATGCCGCAGGCTTACTTTTACATTCTTGACACAGTGGTCTTGTTTGCTTTTTAACATTAAACACGCATATATTTATGGGCACCTTTCCGGTGCTCTTTAAATATGGCAATTTCGAGTATATAAATCAGTCCTAATAGGTAAATATTCATAACGAATGTTTTTAAGGAGTAAAACAAAATGGCATTAACATCACCAGGAGTACAGGTATCCGTAGTAGACGAAAGTTTTTACGTTCCCGGTATACCAGGAGCAGTACCACTAGTTGTAGTTGCAACTGCTCAAAACAAAACATCAGGTACAGGTAGCGGCACAGCAACTGGTACACTGAGCACTAACGCAAACGAAATATTTTTAGTATCGTCACAGAGAGAATTGACTCAAACGTTTGGCGATCCAACATTTTACACAGACGCATCAGGAACACCTATACAAGGTTATGAACTGAATGAATATGGCCTCCAAGCGGCTTACTCCTTCCTTGGAATTGCTAACAGAACGTTTGTAATCAGAGCGAACATTAACACTTCAGAATTAACTGGATCAGCAGATGCACCTGGTGGCACACCTGATGATGGTTTTTATTGGTTAGACCTAGCAAGTACAAATTGGGGAATCAAAGAGTGGAATGAATCAACACAAGCATTTACATCGAAAACACCAATCTATATTACATCAACTGATGATGTAACTGGTTCACCTGCGGCACCTATTGCGGCAAAAGGATCAATTGGTGATTATGCGGTTGTGGCAACTAATCCTTTCAATAGACTATTTTACAAAACAAGATCAAACACTTGGGTAAGAGTTGGATCAGCTGATTCAGCTACAAAAGATGCTTCATGGTCATCAGCACACCCAATAGTGACAGGAACAGCAACAAATCCTACAATAGTAAATTCAGAGTCAGTTACAATTAACGGTTCAACTGTGTCAACACTAGGTACTACTGTGGCAACATTTGCGGCAGCTATCAACAGTGAAGGCATTGAAGGTGTTAAGGCGGCGGCTGTTGACGGAAAACTAGAAATTTATGCGATACCTGTAGCGTCAGGCGGAGATTCATCATCTTTGGCAGTAGGTGCTGTTGAATTGGATGAAGCTTCAGGAACACCTTTTGCAGATGCCGGAATAGCAGTAGGCACAGCAAATAGATTATTTCCACCAAAAGTTTTCATAGGAACACACACTGAAGACTTTGGTTTTAGATCTGGAGATACTAGATCAAGACCAAGCGGATCTGTTTGGATACAACAAACAGCACCAAACAGCGGAGCAACGATATCAGTCAAAAAATATTCAGAAAGTGCTGGACAATTTGAATCAGTAAATGCACCGGTGTTCAAAACACATGAACAGGCATTACAACAACTTGATAAAGCAGGTGGCGGTTCAAACCTTACAGTCAATGACGTAATGGTACAAGTGAATACTACTGAAGACGAATGGGGTGATTCAACTAGAGCCTCAGGAGAATTAATAGATTACGTTTTATTTAGAAGAGCAGTTGGTATTGGATCAAATACATCTATTACTTCTAGTAAAATTACAACAAAAGCATCGGCAATTACAGCCACTGGTACTGTACGTATGGCAGAGACCATGGTCAACAATGCTACACAAACAAACAGTCTTTCAAATTTATTAAATGAAAAAACTGTAACTGTAAGTGGTACAGATGCTGATGATGTTGTAGCAGGAATACAAGCGGCAGGATTTAAACATGTGTCTGCATCATATGACGCAACTACAAAAAGAATCACTGTGTCCCATGACAATGGCGGAAACATCTACTTCACAGATAGTTCCAACAATCCAATGGGTGACTTGGGATTCAATTCAACCTTTGCTAACACATACGGTGACAACACAAGTCTAAGTGCAGAGAAAATTGCAAACTTGTATACAGCACCAACCGGTGACAAAGATGACTATTCAACAATCATAAGTGGTGATGGATTTTCATTTGTGGCATCTAACTGGCAACCTGTACAAAATACACCAGACTCAGGCACTACTTACACAGCAATTCAAAGTGTAAATCAGCCAACAAAAGATCCTGCTAACAATCAACTTTGGTACAATACAACTGTTGATGAAGTAGATATTTTGATACATGATGGATCAGCATGGACAGGATACCAAAATGTGGCATCAGATGCTAGAGGATTCAACCTATCAAATACAGATCCAAAAGGTCCACAAGTTGTTGCAACGGAACCAACTACACAGTCAGATGGTACCGCACTAGTAGACGGTGATCTTTGGTTAAACACATCAGATATAGAAAATTATCCAAAACTTTACAGATATGATTCATCACAAGATAATGGTCAAGAGTGGGTATTAATTGATAACACTGACCAATCTGGACAAGACGGAATACTATTTGCAGACTTTAGATTCCATACAGATATGGCTAAAGATGTAGTGAATGAAGAGTCTTTAATTACTGACTTGTTGACATCAACTTACCTTGATATTGATGCACCAGGATCGGCTTTATATCCAAAAGGAATGTTAGGGTTTAACCTAAGACGTTCTGGATACAATGTTGCTAGGTTCAAAAAAGATTACTTCACAAGAACTAACTTTGCAAGTGTTGTAACATATCCAGATCTACCTACAGAAAAAGATGCATGGGTATCTGAATCACCATTAAAAACAAACGGTGCACCAAACATGGGTAGAAAGGCACAGAGAGCAGTTGTTGTAGAAGCAATGAAATCAACAGTAGCATCTACCACAGCACTAAGAGAAGAGCAAAGAGAGTTTAACTTATTGGCAGCTCCAGGTTATCCAGAGTTAATAACTGACTTAGAAACTTTAAATGCAGACAGAAAAGACACAGCATTTGTTGTTGGTGATGCACCATTTAGGTTAGCACCTACTTCAACAGAAGTTACAAACTGGGCAAACAACACAGCAGGCGCGGCAGACAACGGCGAAGATGGACTATTAAGTACAGATTCATTTACTGGTGTTTACTATCCTGCAGGATTTACCACTGCTAACAGCGGTGAATCAGTTGCTGTTCCGGCTTCACACATGATGTTAAGAACGATTGCATTTAATGATCAAGTTGCATTTCCATGGTTTGCACCAGCAGGTATAAGACGTGGTAAAGTTGACAACGCATCATCAGTAGGATTTATTAATTCAGAAGGTGAATTTGAAACTACTCAAGTGTCAAATGGTTTAAGAGATGCACTATACGGTGTGAACATTAACCCAATATCATTTGTAACTGGCGCAGGATTAACTGTGTTTGGTCAAAAAACAAGACAACTGACAGCATCAGCACTTGATAGAGTGAATGTTGCTAGACTAGTTGCATTTGTAAGATTGAACTTAGATAAAATTGCTAGACCATTTATATTTGAACCAAATGATACACTTACTAGAAACGAAATCAAACAATCAGTTGAATCATTCTTGTTAGAACTGACTTCACAGAGAGCATTGTTTGACTTTGCAGTTGTGTGTGATGAAACAAACAACACACCAGGAAGAATTGATAGGAACGAACTGTATGTTGATGTAGCCATAGAGCCAGTCAAAGCAGTTGAGTTCATATTCATTCCAGTAAGATTGAAAAACACAGGAGAAATTGGCGCCCTTTAAAAAGGCACAACTAGGATAATACTATAGAGCATAGTAAATACAATTAGGAGAATAAAACAAAATGGCAATATCAACACTTTCAAAGTTTACAGTACCTTTAGCAAGTAACCAGTCTTCAAATACACAAGGCTTGTTAATGCC